ACAGGATGGTATGGTTGAGAATGACCTACTTGCATGCAAACCACATATAGACGGGTTGTTTCTCGGCGGCACTAATAGGCTGAAAAGAGATGCAGAAAAATGGCGTGTGTTTGCTGATTCCATTGGGTTAAAATTTCATTATGGCCGTGCGTCCAGCCCAAGAAAATTAGGTCACGCCATACGGTGCGGCAGTGATTCTGCTGATAGTGCGCGGTTGTTTATGATGCGCCCCGATGAGATGACGCACATGCTGTACTTATTGCACAACAAAAAAGAGGCGTTTACGATTAACGGGTTATTTGAAAACGAGGTAATCATACGTTGAAAGATATAACGATCACGCGCTACGTTAGTGATATACAACAAGGGTGCCGTGGCCAGCTCCATGTCGACGGGCTTAGACTGCACACCATAGAGCGTCCGTGGATCGACAACCGCCCGCATATATCGTGCATACCCACCGGCGAGTATTACATAGAGCCGACGCAATCTCCCAAATATGGAGACGTATGGGCTATTGTTGGGGGCAGCGTATCACGATTCAAGGAGGACTACAGCGCGCGGTTTGCTTGCTTGTTCCATCCCGCCAACTACGCAAGCCAGCTTGAGGGGTGCATAGCCGTAGGCCGTAGCACGGGCGTGCGAGACGATGCGGAGAAGTCGTGGGCCGTATGGAATAGCAAGGACGCCTTAGAAGGATTGGTCGACGCAGTGGGATTTGACGTGCATCGATTGACGATACGCTGGGGTGTGGTATGATTAGATGCGCTTGGTGTGGCAAGGTCTATGTAGGCGAACCGGGCAAGCTGTGGGGCACGTGTTGTGCCTGCCGGCCAGTAATAGAGGGAGCCTACGCGAAACCCAAGGAAAAGAAGGTCAAGAGTGATACAATTAAGCCCCAAGCGTAAAGGCAAGCGCATAATCGATCCAAGCTATCTGGACGCCGTAGCGGCGCTCGGGTGCTGTCTATGTGGACAACCTGCGCAGATCCACCACGTGAGAGCCGGCGAGGGAGCAGGCCAGCGCGCATCGGACTATCGGGCGATCCCGTTATGTCAGAAGCACCACCAGAGCGGCGGCTATGGCATAGCGATCCACGCGGGCAAGGATACGTGGGAGAATAACTACGGCACCGAAGAGCATTATTTAGAGCATACATGGGACGAATTAGAGATCGACCAAGCGACGCGGGCAAAGTGGAGGCGACGCGATTTCACATTTAGAGGGGATTAACAATGAAGATGCGAGGACCAGTAGATTATATTGACGCGTGTGCTGTGGTGGTGCGATCCTCCTACGAGAAGGATGCCATACAGCAGTGGGTTGTAGCAAAGGAGATACCCAGGCCCGCACTTTGCTGTAAAAGTATCCATGTTTACCATGATTGGGTCAGGATAGACGTGGGGCACAAGGCTGTAACCTATCCCATTAGCCGCCTGTTTGAATACACAGAGGGGATTAACAATGGCGACATCTAAAGTAGAGATGAAACTGCGCGATCTGACCGTCAAGGTGGTCAACGCAGTCCAGGACGGCATAGAAGACGGCGATCTCAAGCCGCAAGGGAAGGGGTTGACCCTGCCGGCCGTAGCACTGGACGATGGGACGGTAGTCAAGATCTGGATGGATTGGCCATTGACTAAGCAGCAGTGGTCCGAGGTAGCACGGGAAGTCGTAGGCGATGTCAAGGATGCTTGACATTCGGGCAATGCTCTGCTATATTTTCGGCATGAGAGGTCGAGATGGATACGGTATTGTTCACAGAAGAGACCACGATAGACCAAGAGCGCGTAGGGTTTGCTATTGCCCAGCGTGGCGTCGATTGGTATGCGGCTCGGTATGTCCTGCCTATTGACTCGACCGAGGATGAGGTGGAGCAACTGCGCGCCGATGTGGGCCATGCGCTGACCGAGCAGTTAGGGAAGATGTGAGATAATGCTGCGGACCGCTCGGGCACTCGGCCCATATAGCAAGTGAGCGGTCCGCAGCAGAGCATAGAAAGGCACGCCATGCCAGAAGACACCTATAAGGGCATTGATAAGTCAACCCGCGATTGGTGGGGTAAATCCCCACTTGAGACGCAAATAGAAGCCTCTGGTATGGAGCGCGAGAGATACTTGGCCCTGTGTGAGAAAAGGATGAAAGAGGCCCGCAGTGAGATGAACTGTCGGATATTCAACGCATGCAAGGACAAATAGTGTACCAATTTGGTACACTATGGCAGATTGGGGCATATGACCCTTTACAGTCGGCCCCGTTTTGTTTATCCTTGCAGGGACGGACTCCCGAAAAGCCCACAGATTGCTTCTTGTCCCGTCACCTTGTAACGTGACGTATGATATGATACCAAGCCCATAACAGCGTGATAAGGATACATCGATGCTAAAAAGCACTTTGGAGAAAAACCTAAAGATCGCAGAGGACCGCATTAAGGTTTTGGAAGCGAAACTGGCGGAGGCCCCCAAGGCAACGCAACCCCTACACGGCGTACGCACCAACCTCAACGACGCCCCAGCATACATTATTACCGTTGGTGACTATAAGCGATTAGGGGGCGTGGAGTAAGCATGGCCAAGCTAACCGCTAAGCAGACGCGCTTCATCTCCGAGTATTGCATAGACTGCAATGCCGCAAGGGCCGCTGTTGCAGCAGGTTATAGCGAAGACACCGCAAAAGAGATGGGGTACGAGAACCTCACCAAACCCCACATAGCCAAATTGGTGCGCGAAAAGCTGCTTGAGATGGCATCAAGGGCAGAGATCACAGCCGGCGCGGTATTGCGTGAGTTGGCGCTGTTGGCCTTTGCGGATATGGGCCAGTATAACACGATAGACGAAGACGGCAACGTGCGCATGGACTTCCGAGAGATGGGGCCTGATGGTATGCGCGCCGTCAAGAAGATCAAGCAGGAAGTCCAGTTTGTAGGCGACGCTAACGAGAAAATGCCGATCCTCAAGACCGAGTTTGAGCTATACGACAAGCAAGCGGCACTCGACAAGCTGATGAAGTACATGGGCCTTTACGCGAAGGACAAGGAGTTGAATGCAAACGTCTCTATCGATGCTAAAGTATCTCACGAGCATAGAACAGTATCAGACGCTCGTGAAAGACTTGAAAAACTCTTCCCCACCGGAAGCGGAACGCGATTGCAGAACGTATTGCAGGACTGATCTATACTTCCTACTTCGGTATGCTATGGGCCGCGCGGATATGGAGCACCCGTGGCTCTTAGCTCGGTGTAGGGAGGTCCAGTTATGCCCCGATGGCTATTTAGACCTTTGGGCACGCGAGCATTACAAGAGCACTATCATCACGTTTGGCCTCACCATACAAAACATACTGGCATCACATGGCGACGATCCACTACCCGAATGGGAGGGAGTAGAGCCGACCTTTGGCATATTCAGTCATACGCGCCCTATCGCCAAGGGGTTCTTGCGCCAGATCAAGCGCGAGTTTGAAAGCAACGAACTATTGCAGGCGTGGTTTCCAGACATCCTATGGGACAGCCCAAGGAAAGAGGCGCCCAAGTGGTCGGAAGATGACGGCATTATCGTCAAGCGCAAGAGCAATCCAAAAGAGAGCACCGTCGAGGCGTGGGGCTTGGTCGATGGTCAGCCCACCTCTAAGCACTTCTGGGGCTTGATCTATGACGATGTGGTGACGTTAGAGTCCGTGACCAGTGCTGAGATGGCGAAAAAGACTACGGATCGATGGGAGGTCTCGCTTAACCTGGGCACCAATGGAGGATTCCAGCGGTATATCGGGACGCGTTATGCCGACACGGACACCTACGGGACCATCCTTGAGCGCGACATACTGACGCCCCGTATTCACGCGGCAACGTATGACGGCTTGGCCAATGGCCGGCCCGTGCTGATCCCTGCCGACGCGCTATCGGATAAGCGGCGCGCGATGTCTCCCTACAACTTCGCCTGCCAGATGTTGCTTGACCCCATACCCGATGATACCGCATATTTCAAACATGATTGGGTCCAATACTACAGCGAGCTTCCCGATAAATGCACCTTCTGGGCCGCTTCGGACTATGCCGTGACGGCAAACGGTGGCGACTATACAGTGCATGGCGTTGCCGCCGTGGATGCAGATGACAACCTGTATATCGTGGATTGGTGGAGAGAGCGCACGGACAGTGCGGCGTGGATAGAGAAGGTGCTGGATCTGGCGAAGGTGTGGAAGCCTCGGTTATGGCTGGAAGAGTCTGGACAGATCAATAAGAGTCTCGGGCCATTTATAGAGAAGCGTATGCGAGAACGCGGCATCTACTTTAATCGAGAGCAGATCGTGCCCACTAAAGACAAGGCGACCCGGGCGCAATCGATCCGCGCGCGCATGGCGATGAGCAAGGTCTATTTCCCACAAGATGCGCCCTTCACGTCCGACTTAGTGGCCGAGGTTTTGCGGTTTCCTGTGGGCAAACATGACGATCAAGTAGATGTTCTCTCGCTTTTTGGACTGATGTTAGATAAATTATATAAGAAGCTCATACGCGTCGAAGCGAAGAAGCGCGACGGCGAGGCGCTATTGGAGAAGTTGGTAAATGATGGCAGCAAGCGTAAACGCTACGGCGAATAGGGCGACATAATGGCAAGCGCTAAACAGTTAAGTTGGTTTAAGTCAGAAGGGGCGATGCTCGACCGCTACTATGCGGACTTACAGAAGAAGTGGGAAGAGCTGCACCGCATCTACGATCTGAAGTTCGACAAGCGGATACGCGACATTGCACCAGAGGACATCGTCAAGATATGCCGGTTTTATCCGATTGTACGGCAGGTGCTCGGGACCGTAGCGCTCAACTATCCCAAGATGGCCTTTAGTGTTGACGAGGCGCCCAAGGAGCTTAACGTAGAAGATACGCTGGACGCGACGGCGCAGGCACTGATGCGGCTGACGTCGATGAAGTCCCACGCTCACCAGTGCGTTTTTGACGCGCTTTTTACGGGGTATGGCGTAGCAAGAGTAGACTTCAATCCCGCGGGCGACGAGATCATACCCCCTTATACAACCAACGACGATATGGCCGAGGACGTGACGCAGATCACGCGCATGGCTCCCGGCTTTGTGCATATCGACCCCGTAGGCAGTCCGCACCGCATGGGCGACAAGCGCTATATCCGCGAGAAGATGTGGATACCCCGCGAGATGCTGCTCAAAGACCCCGAGATACAGCACAAGAAAGACATACGCGCCACGGGTAGTGCTGCGAGCCCGCAAGAGCTGGGCCGAGGCGAGATCAACGGGTCCACCGAGACGCAAGAGTCAGAGGACGCGCGCGCCAAGAGGGAGTCACTGCTTAATGGTGACTTTGTGTTGTGTGAGCGTTGGCATATGCGCATGGACGGGCGCTTGGTCATGTTTGCCAAGGGCGTCGAGCAGCCTATCATGGACATTGAGCATCCTTTCAAGAAGCAGAGCTTTCCGCAGGTCTTAGACGAGATGGGCACCCCGGTCTACGAGGTGGACGAGGTCACGGGCGAGTTGGGCGACCCCGTGCTGGATGTGGATAACCCCTCGCCGGCACCGGGATGGTTGGTCGAGCAAGGCTTTCCGTTTGTGTTTCTGCGCTTTGACCTACATCATAGCTCGTTTATACCCAACGCGCACCTGCGATACCTGGAAGATATACAGGACGGCATCGTCGAGCAGATCACCCGCGCCTCAGACCTACTCAAGCGCACATCCCGCATGGCGTCTATCGCCGAGAGTGAGCTTGAGAACAACCCAGAGTTGGGCGAGATCTACAAGACGGGTAGCGACGGCGAACTACTGAAGATGCTGGACCCCAACGCTATCAAGGTGCTGGACCAGGGCAACGTCCCGCCCGATGTCTACAACTACTACAATCTACTACGACAGCAAGAGCAAGAGATCGCGGCCCTATCACCCCCACAGGCGGGCGACTCGGGCAGTGCGACCGAAGCGGCTATTGTGGCGAGCGTGGCGCAGATCAACGGCAACTGGATGGAGGCGTCTGTATCGGCGTTCTATGAGAACTGTATGCGCAACATGATGCAGATTATGGGTGACCCCCGCTATGAGCCGGCCAACTTTGCCATCAACGTCTCGCCGTCTGGATCGGAGAAGGTCTTGCGGGTATTAGAGGCGGCCGACTTCCTCTGGAACTTCCAGATCGAGACCCGCGTGGGATCGACGCAACCGCTCTACGCGGAGTTGGAGCGCGACCGGACCATGCAGTTTGTGGCCTATGCGAGCCAGCGTCCCAACTTCGACCAGAAAGAGATCGACAAGCTGGCGGCACAAGCCAATGGGATTGAGGACGTCGACAAAGTCATGGCGGACGATAGCAACCCTGAGGCCCAGCGCGCGGCTCAGTTGGAGCACCAGTTGGTCTTTACGGGGCAGAACATCGATGTGTTGCCCGAGCAGGACCACCAAGCGCATATCGGCATCCACCAAGCCTACCAGCAAGATCCCTTCTATACCAACCTACGTCAGCGCGCACAGTCGGGATTAGATCCGTCCGCTGGGCAGATGGTGCAGGCGGTAGACCAGAAGATGCAAGCCCATATGCAGGCCCATGCGCAAGCTGAGCAAGAAGAGCAGAGCCAATCACCTACGGGCCAACCCGATATTAATACCAACCAAGACAGCCTCATAAGCCAAGTGCGCTCCGATGCACAAGGGATCAGTGAGGTAGCACAAATGGACGCGGCACGATGAATCTACGAGGCGACATAACCCCAGCGTTTAGCAACACGGGCACCGGACCGGGCGAGAAGTCGGCGCTACAGCGCGCCTTAGAGGGTATCTTATTTAATAGCGCCTCGGGTATTGTCGAGAGCACGGCAGACGATGCAGGCATGGTGGCATCACTTGCGGGCGCCTTAGCCGATCCTATCCGGTCAGGTGAACAGGCAGGGCGTAGCGTGCGGCAGGCGTTGCCGGCGATCAGTCAGGGCGTCAGTAGCTTTGTCAGTCAACCCCCCAGCGAAATGCTATCCTCTGCGGGTGCGCTGGGTAATGCGGCCCTTAAAGCCATACAGCAGGGCGTGGAAGAGCGCGGCATTGGCGGCGTAGCAAGTGCGACCGACTTTGTGCCGGCGGGTATGTTGGCGGGTGCGTTGCCGTTATTGGCCGATGTGGGCAAGGTCGCAAAGATGGCAGACAACCTCACTCCCAACCAGCGGCGTCTGCGTGAACTGGCCGAGGGGGCAGAGAATCCCGGTGCGTTGGAGCGTGGGCGATTAGAGGGACAGTTAGGCAAGGCGAGCGGTGAACCTGAGAAATTAGAGCAAGTTAGAGAAGCGTATAGGTCTCTCAGGGAGCAACGTGCGGCGGGAAGTATAACGCCAGACGAGTTTAAGCAGAAGCAGACAGAATTGCGCGACACTTTTGCCGCTATAAATGAACGAGTAAAGGCAAATCAAGCAAATGACTTCCAACATCTGCTTAGAAGTGACAGACTGACTGCCCTCGATAACCTTGACCCCGTAGAACTTGCCCGTTTAGACCGTGCCGTCCAGCAGGGCTTTGACCTCGACGCCTACCACGGCACCAAGGGTGACATACAGAGCTTCGACCCCGGCTTGCTGGGCGCTACGACCGGCGCACCGAGCGCGCGGGTGGGCTTCTTCTTTGCGGCAGAGCCGGAGACGGCGGCGACTTATGCGCGAAGTGCGAACTTAGCACAACTTAATGAACCGTTATACGACAAGATTATAGGTGAGCGCGATGTATTACAGCGCGAGTTAAGGGATGTGCGAGACCAGATGACGTATGTAGATGAAGATGTAGACGATGGCGCACTGTTGGATGCATTGTCGAAAAAAGAGGATGCGCTATCGAAGGAGATTGAGGATTTGACGGTAGGCATGAATGACGCAGGCCAAAACGTCCTCCCCGTCAAGCTCCGTCTCCAAAACCCGCTCGTCCACGACTTCGGCGGCGGTAGTTACCGCGAAGTCTCCTACCGCGAGTTATTAGACCAAGCGCAACGCGAAGGCAAGGACGGTGCGATCTTCCGCAATACGCGCGACGGTGGACCTGTGACGGATATATACGTGGTCTTTGAGCCGAGCCAGATACGTAGTAGGTTTGCGGCGTTTGACCCCGACCGCATAGAGCCCATAGATCCAAGGGGCGCAAACAGCCTACGCGGTAGGATAAAATCTTTTGAAGATAATCTATCGAAGTTAGACCGAGCAGTAAAGACACATCCTGACCCGGACTTATTACAAGTTGAAATAGACGGGAATAAGAAGATTATAGAAAAGCTAAAGGGCGATCTTGCTGCGATGGGCGCGACCGCCGAACGTCCAAATATCGGCGACATTACTGCGACGATGCCGCCGATCCTCTTCCCGCTCGGTGCAGGGACCGCCGCTGTAGCGTATAGCGCCAACCAAGAAAGCGACTAATGGGTAAATTCAACAACATTATCCAGACGCCTTATGTGGCGCTAAAAAGCGGCGGCTTGTCGATTGAGACGGCGTTTGGGGAGTTGGCTGTTGCCGAGCCGACTCCACGCGTCAATATGCAATTCCCCTATAACATCAACGATAGGATTGCTAAATTTGAGATAAACAACGGGGCGACGATCACGCAGGGCGACTCTATGGCTATCCTGCAAAGTGGCACGTCGGCCAATTCGTCGGCGCGATTAATCAGTCGGCGCGTTTTGCACTATAATCCAGGGCAGGGCGCAGAAGTTCGTTTTACGGCGATCTTTACCGAGGGCGTGGCCGGCAGTCAGCAAGTCATCGGCGTTGGCGATGTCGGCGATGGGTTCTTTTTCGGATATGATGGCGCGGATTTCGGCGTTTGTCGCAGGCGCGCCGGCAACCCTCACTTGGCGACCATGACGGTGACGGCTGCGGCCACCGGGACGGGAGACATCACGATAACACTCGACGGCGACGCGCAGACCGTCGCGGTGACATCGGGCGACTCGGCGGCGGTCGTGGCGCAGAAGATCGCGGCTGTGAGTTTCGCCAATATAGGAACCGGATGGGAAGTGTCTGTAAGTGGGACGACTGTTGAGTTTCTGAGTTACGACGCAGCGGCACATGGCGGCAGTTATAGCGTTTCCGGGCAGGGGGTGACGGCGACGTTTGTCAACGCGGTCACCGGCGTTGCGCCGACCGAGGATTGGACGCCGCAGGCGAGCTGGAACGGGTTTGATACGCTTGACGGGGCCGGCATTAGTGGGGTTACGCTCAACCCCAATAAAGGGAATGTTTATCGCATTGACTACCAGTGGCTCGGGTTTGGCGCAATCCGTTTTTATATCGAAGAGCCGGCGACGGGATCGTTTGTTGAGGTGCATCGAATCGCATATGCAAACAAAAACACGGTTCCAAGTGTCTATAACCCGACGTTTCCGCTGTACGTGTCGGCAATAAACCAAGCAAACACGACGAATATGACGCTCAAGACTGCGTCGATGGTCGGCATGGTGCAGGGCAAAGAGGTTGATCTCGGCGAGCGTTTCGGCGCAGATGCCAGTAAGGGGAGCGTCACAACCGAGGTCGCGGTGCTGACGATCCGCGTCAAAGAGGTGTATCAGTCGCGCATTAATCGCACGCATATATTTCCGGACCTATGGAGTGGTGGCGGCGAAAACGCGGGCAACAAGGCCTTAAGTTTTCGCCTGCTCTACAATGCGACGTTGGGCGGCACGCCATCGTATAGTGATGTAGATACTAACACGTCGGTCGTCGAGGTCGACACGTCGGCAACGACGGTTACGGGTGGATTTGAATTCCTCGAAGTTATCACGGTGGGCGGGCAGGGGTCGCAAGTGGTCCAGCTTGACAGGGGCTTTCATATGGCGCCGGGCGACACGCTGACGGTAACGGCAGTGTCATCGTCATCGTCTACCGCGATTACGGCTTTAGGATGGGTGGAAGAGATTTGAATGATAGACATATCGTTAAATGGTCCGAGCGGGTTATTGCGCACACCAGTAGCCTACAATCGTCGATTGCGTCGCTACAGCGGGACGTGTCCGAGTGTCGGGGCGAGATTGAGCAGTTGCGGGGCGAGATTGAGCAGTTGCGGCAGGAGCATCGGGAGAGCGCGCCGATCTGGGACCGCCTGAGAATATTTTTAGGACTATAACAGGGGGATTGAAGCTATGCCGATCATTGATTATATTTGCACTAAGGGCCATGTAGAGCCGGACGTATATTATACCAACAGCGACGGCGGGGCCGATAAGACCCGCCAATGTCCGGAGTGTGGCGCCGAGAGTGCTATATCGTTTGGCACCTTTGGCCCGTTCAATGCGCGGATGAGCACGGCCAGCGTCAAGCGGGGTATCGATCCGCAGACGGGCGTTGAGTATGAGAACGCCGTCCACCGCGACAAGGTCTGGAAAGAGATGGGACTGACGCCGGCCGATGATGTAATGAGCAAGGGGCAGGCTGAGGCTGAGGCATGGGACGCAAGAAACCGCGACATGGGACAAAAAAGCAAGCGAAAGACGAGCCAAGTTATTAGATTAGATGAGATGGATGTAGGGAAGGATCTATCGTCGGGCTTTACCTTTGATGGCGAAGCAGATGACGAATAAGCAGCACACAAACGAGGGAGACGTTTATTATGAGTGAGATGGGCGCAGGCGCAATCGGGACCGAATCAGAGGAAACCACGGACGTAGCGACCGCACCGGATGCAGGTACGACCACTCAGAGAGAAATCCCTGAGATGGGCCTGGGTTTATTGGGCGACCGTGATGACGAGGACTCTGCGGAGACTGATGCTACCCCTACCGACACCGCTCCAGCGGCGCCTGAGAATGGCGCTACAACCACAGATCCCGCGCAAGATCACATACGACAAGCGCGGGCCGAGGCAGACCGCTATTTCCAACAGCGGCAGCAGGAGCATCAAGCCCAAGTACAGGCCTTTGAGCAACAGAAGATGCAGCACTTGCAGAGTCTGGCGCAGGGCAATGTACCGCAGGCAGCATCCCAGCAGGACACGTTCTCGCCTTCTACCGCACGGAGCAGTGCGCAACAGTTGCGGCAACAGGCGAACCAAGCGACCGACCCCCAGCAGTCGCGGGCTCTCAATGAGTCAGCGGCCGGCTTAGAGTATTTGGCTGGGGCGTTTGAGCAGTTTGAGAACCAGATCGCAGAGAAATACGGTCTGGGCAACTTGGAAACGATCAACAACCAAGTGACTCAGCTCTCCCAAGCGCAACGGAACGAACAGTTTAAGGCGTTGCAGGGGCAGGTCGACAAGGCTAAGAGCGATTGGGGTGCCGATGTAGTGGAGGCAAACAAGGGGCAGTTGGCGGCGGTAGAAGGCTTGCTGGGGCAAGTCAACCCGCTGACGAAAGAACCGTACACCGTGTCTGATTTGGTTGGGTTGGTCACAGGCCAGACCGCCAAGCAGCACACCGAAGCGCGCGCGCAGGCTACCGAGAAAAAGACGGTGGCCAAGAATCGTGCCGCACGCCGAGGGGCTACGGGCAGTGCTCCCGAGCGGGTTAAGGGGAGCAAAGAAAACTCCTTAGCACGGATTGCCGATACGCTGTAGCGTTGGAGAGATCGCGGGCCTGTCCCATAATATAAGGATAGACTCACGATGGCACAGACCACAAGCGAAGTATGGAACAGTCGCTGGACCGCGACGATGGATGCGGACAAACCCGAAGTTTTCGACAACTTCTTTGAGCCGTATAACCTCGTTGACCACCACCGCACGCGCGGATTGCAGATGGTTGACGGTGGCGGGAAGCGCATCAAGTGCAACCTGCAAAGCTCGGGCCAGACCGCCGAAGCGTTTAGCGGTTGGGATAGCTTAAACAAGACGCCGGCCGACCCCTACGAGGCCGCGTTTTACAATCGCCGTTACTATGCCGCTGCGGCTGCATTAGACGATACGACCGAGTGGGAAAACTCGGGCGAAGAGGAAGTCTTTAACCTGTTGCAGGGTATGCGCGACACGGCTATGGACTCCATCCTCAAAGCCATCAACGAGGACATCGGCGGCGCACAGGCCGGCAAAACGATGCTGGGCTACCAGAACATCATGGCCGATGCCACGGGCGCTACCGTAGGCGGGATCGATTCGGGCGCGAGCACCTTCTGGGAATCGCAGCGCGACACGACCGCTACCACGTTTACCACCTCCACCGTAACCAACCTCTTCGACGGTATCACGCGCTTCAACAGCGTCATGGATAAAGTCCGCAAGCAGGGTGGCCGCGTCTCCACGATTGCTACGACCTACTCTATCGCCGGCGCCTATCGCGTCTCTTTGGCGAGCCAGGGCTATGTCGAGTTGCGTGGCACGGACATCAAGGGCTTGAAGGGTGAAGAGTTCCCCGGTTACATGGGTGCGCGCATGGTGCCCGACGAGGACATCGCCGCTTTGCACGCCTACTTCTTCGACGACCGCAGTCTCAAGTTGCGCGTGATGCGCCGGGCCAACTTCCGTTTTACGGGCTTTGAGTCGACGCAGTCCAGTGGCCAGTTGGGCCAGATTGGGTACGTTGTGGCCGGTGTGCAGCTCACCACTAACAACCGTCGCCGTGGTGGTGTTGCTACCGCGATCACGGGTATATAGTACCTTTCGGGCGGCAAGCCAATGCGGCCCTTAACTCTGCCCATAGAGGTAGAAAGGATTTTTCGAGATGGTAGATTACGCACCAAATAACCAGCAGGTCCAGAGTCGCATCACGGGTGTGACGCAGGGCTTGTACGAACAGAGCGCCACGCAGCAGGGTGCCTTGGGTTCCAAGCTGGAACTCGAGGACGGGCGCGTCTTTCGCTATGCTCACTTTGTCGCCGCAGTCAACCGAGGCGTCTTGGTGTCGCAGGACGTCAGTGTCTCTTCGTTTGGACCGATTGACGGCAAGGCGACCGCCGCTGCCATCGCGGCCAAGCAGGTAACGCTCACGGACACGGACACGTTCACGACCGCCGATGTAGCGGACGTGTATCAAGGCGGCTACTTGATGGTTGAGGACGATGCCGGCGAGGGCTATACCTATCGCATCCAAGGCAACGACGCAGGCACGGCCGCCGGCGTCATGGTCTTGGATCTTTTCGACGGGTTGGTTGCGGCCCTGACCACGGACTCCGATGTCGCGGTTATTGGCTCGCTCTACAAAAACCTATCGATTGCCACGGCCAACGGCGACTCCATCGTCTCTGGCGCAGCGGTCCGCACGATGACGGCGGGCTACTATGGCTGGATACAGACGTGGGGGCCGTGCTCGGTCTTGTGCGAGGTGCCTACGACCACGGCACCGACAATCGGCAACCCGGCGTTCTTGGATGACGGCACCAGCGGTGCGGTGGGTCCCTTTGCTGGCGTGGCGTCTAACACGACGCTCAACGCAGGCGATTGGGACACGCCGTATGTGGGAGACTTCTTGTATGCGGGCACGGATACCGCACACGTAGGCGTATTCCTCAAGCTGATCCCGTAGGTATAGTATGGATAGGGGGATAATCGTGAGTGTACCACTCTATGACCCGCACCCAAATTTTATGTGCGACTTCATAGAGTGGTACGCACACAACAAGGATTTGCACAACCTGAGCTTGTGCCGTAGTCAGTGGGCGCAGCGCGGGCCATTGCATAAGAAACAGCAGGCAGTAGTTACGATGGCGCAAGAGCGGAAGGCTTCTCATATCCTCTTTACTGAGGACGATCACTGGCGATTCCCGCTGGATGGGTTGGAGGTGCTGTTGGCTGAGGATAAGGACGTGATAGGCTTCCAAACCTTTTCGCGTAAGTATCCTTTCCATGCGCTGAACATGCGCCGAATTGATCCAGACAAGTTGATCACATACGTCGACTCGCCTAATATGCGACCTTTTGAGCGGATTGAGACGGACCAGGCGATGGTACAGGAAACCGATCTGATCTCATGGGCTTTTACTTTGGTCAAGACCGAGGTGTTTGATCGGCTGCCGCGTGACCCGTTTGGCAGTTGGGACGAGGTGCCGACGGACTCGCATTTCTGCCAAGCCTGCGACGAGGTGGGCATTGATCGGTTTGTACACTTTGGTTGGCACATGCCGCATGGCGATGTCACTCCGGAGAATCGGTGGATGAAACAGCGGGTAGAGCACGCCTATAAGAAGCTCTTAGGCGACAAGCCCGAGGTGGTCGAGCGGTCAGAGGTGGCACTATGAGTGAGACTACCACCGTGCCCGAGATGATGGCAACCGCTTTCTGGAACCTTTTTACGAGGGTGCCGCACGACATGATCTCGCACATGCACACGCTCCGTGAGTTATCGTCTAAGGTCGATAGTTGCTGTGAGTTGGGTGTGCGTTATGGCATGTCATCCATCGCTATGATAGCC